ACTCAGACACCGCGCTTGCGTTGTTGAATACACAGTTCAAGGCAGCGTTGTGCACTGCGGCTCTTGACGTACCGGGTGCGAAGAAGGCGCAGATTGGCCGACTGACTAGCATAGAAGGAGGTGAGCGTATCCCGCTGTATGGTGTGCCGCAGATCTTCTGCTCGGTGGTTAGGTCCGCCGACATGAACAAGACACCAGACATCCGCACTCGTGCCATTGTGCCGAAGTGGGCATGCCAAGTAGAGGTGACGTACACCACGCCGGTGCTTAATGCAACGGTCATCTCCTCTCTGTTCGCTACCGCTGGCTACACTATGGGTGTAGGTGATTGGCGTCCCCAGAAAGGTTCGGGTACGTACGGACGTTGGAAGATTGTGGATGCTGACGATCCTGAGTATCTCGACATCATCAAGAACGGTGGTCGCACCGCACAGGAAGCCGCGCTCGAATCTCCAGAGGCGTACGACGATGATACCGAGGAGCTTCTATCTTGGTATGACGTAGAGGTTCGTCGCCGTGGGATGAAAGCAGCATGAATAACGCCATCGTGAAAGAAAGGCTTGAGCATATAGCCGAGGTTCACGGTGGCGTCCTTCGCCCCCGTGATGTGGTGGAGGATGCGCGTGACCCCTCAAGCCCTCTGCATGCGCACTTCAAGTGGGACGTTGCCGAGGCTGCGTACGAACATTGGTTAGATACGGCGCGGACTCTCATTGCGTCTGTCAAGGTAAACATAATTACCCAGACGATTGCTTTGAGAGCCCCCGCCTATGTTCGTGACCCTACACTGCCCGGACGTGAGCAGGGGTACAGGCCGACCGCTTCGGTTCGCAATGATAGAGACTTGGCGTTGGAAGTTTTAAGCGCCGAGGTGCACAACATTCTGTCTGCGCTGAGACGAGCAAAGAACGTAGCCACTGCACTGAACATGGACACAGAACTCAATGATCTTATGGATCAGTTCATGGACATGCAGATTCGACTCAAGAACGCAGCCTGAACCTAACATTGTTGGTTGCTAAGGATAGGTCTGATAAGCCGTGGAGACGGTGAGATCGGGCGGTTGCGGACAGGTTCGGTCGGGCAACGTGCGATGAGGACGGGCAAGACCCGGTTGGGTGGGGTGTGGCGGTTACGGACAGATATGGAGTGGTCAGGCAACGTCCGGTGAGGAGAGGCAAGACCCGGTGGGTTATGGAATGGCGGTTGCGGTAAGTCTACACAAGCAGAGGTTAGATCTGGTCTGGAGTGTTCTGGCGGTTAAGGATAGGTCGGGCATGAATCGTTACGGCGTGATAAGGCGGTTAAGGAGTGACATGGTATGACTTGCAACGGAGAGGTCGGATCGGGCGAGGCGGTTGCGGACAGGTTCGGTTGATATGGAAGGGTCGGGTCGAATCGGGTTTGGCGGTTAAGGTTAGACGAGCAACGGCTACGCTTGGTTTGGCACGGCGGTTAAAGATAGGAATGGTTGGATGAGATCTGTTGAGGCAAGGAAATCTATGGCTGCTGTAGATGTCAGAGAGCAGTGTGACGCAGTAGTGGAGAAGCTCGCCGCTGACCTTCGTGTCTTGGCGTCCAATTTCTTCATGCGTAACGCGCTCGACAAACATGCTGTCCTGATGCGGCAGTTTGATAAACGTATAAACACATTCGTGAAGAGAAGAAGAACCAGATGAACCAACCAGCATTCCCGCAGTACATCATCAGCAATGGTGGCGCTCATGTCGATGGCGGCATGACCCTACGCGACTACTTCGCGGCTCAAGCAATGCAGGGGTTGATTGCGCGAGAAAGCACCGGGGCTTTTAACTTTGAAACACACCCAGACGATCCGTGGCGAGTGGCGGCATGGGCTTACGATGTCGCTGACCAGATGATGAAAGTACGAGGTGAAGCATGAGATTTCAGTACCACCTACACACGAGCGACATTGTGGAGTTTACTTGGCTAGACCTGCTCAAGATGGCTCTCGGACTGGAGATCAGAGAAGGCTCGCTGGTGGCGAGGAGGGAGAAATGACCATCGAAGCAATGAAACAAGCGCTGGAAACGCTGGAACAGATTGCCGACGAATTGTTTTCTCCGTTCAACGACCCGCCCATCCGCGATGCAATACTTGCCCTCCGCGCCGCACTAGACACACCGGGTACAGACTACGAACGCGGGTTCGTCGATGGGATGCAGGAGCAGATGAAACGATCTGTAGACCGAGCGGTCAACGCGATGTGCAAGAAATGGGTCGGGCTGACGGATGAGGAGATCGATGCGTTTGTATGGAACATGCCATACGAACCCGGCCAAGATGAAATCAGAGCCATCGAAGCCAAGTTGCGGGAAAAGAACTCATGAGCTGCCCTGACTGCGAACGGTTCAAAACCAGCGCATCAATGTGGCGTAACAAAGCCTACGAACTAGGCGGTACACCCCTGCCGTGGGATGCAGAGGATCTGATTAAACGAACACCGTTCGTCTGGTATCACCCAGTATCAGGGCGGTTCCGGTTCGATGGGGAGAAGCTGCCACCATCGTGGATCCCGTTGTACAAATAGGAAGGATAAGCAGTGAGCGCGTATGAGAAGGTGGCTAGATATCTACAGGAACGTAAGAAGCTGGTAGAGGCCAAGACCATAGCAACACATTTTCTTATGGCAAAGAGTTCAATCACCCGAGCATTGCAGAGGTTAGAAAGTGACAACAAAGCCGTCAGATTACGTATCGCCAAGACCGTCTACTGGGCGTGGAAGAGGGAAGAAGCCCAACCTGTGGCCGTTCCCCGAGCAACTACTTACGTACAGCCGAGCCAGCCCACCCCCATCAACCGACCGCCCCCAGCGAAAACGAGCTATCCCCACATTCGCGGATATGAAGACTGAAATAGGAGAAGCCCAATGGTAGAAGAAACTTCAAACAAAAGAAAAGGCAGAGGGCCGGGGAAGAAACCCGCACTGTTCTGCACAAGCATACGTTTGCCCGTGCACGTCATTGAATACTTTAGTAAGAATTACCCGCACACCAAACAGGCGGTGATGCGACAGGTTTTATCGCAGTATGTTGATTCTCAACTAGAAGCTAAAGGAGCTAACGATGGGACGAGCAGTTGATCCAAACTCTAGGTCTGCCAAAGTACGTATGTACGCAACAGAGCACCCTAACGCAACATCTAAAGAGATAGCCACCACATTGGGGTTGCCTATCAAGCTGGTGTATAGCGCGATGTATGTCGCCAAAAAAACTAAGAAGCGTAAAGCTAAGCCGACAACCAAAGCCGTAACCAAACCTGCGGTTGACTTGGTGAACCATCCGCCGCACTACACGAGCGGTGGGATAGAGACTATCGACTTCATCGAGGCTAAGAAGCTCAACTACAACTTGGGTAACGTAGTCAAGTACATCACTCGGGCTGGCTTGAAAGGTGCAAGGAAGCAGGACTTGGAGAAAGCCATGTGGTACTTGCGCAGGGAGTTGTCACAGCCCGTCTAACTTTGTTAGATACGTTTCGAAAACTGAGCCGCCTTCGGGCGGCTTTTTTATTGCCTATTGTTGACAAAGTAAAGTTTTGTGTTATGATAACAATGCGCTGTAAGGCACGAGTGGGCGCAAGCGGGGTTTTGGTTGGGTTGTCCGCTACAACCGTGTCAGTCTTGGGGTGTATCTCCAACGCAGCCAAGGCCGACTTGCCCCCGTAAGGGGCCGATGACCGTTCCAAGGAGAGGGTGATGGCGGCTACGCCGGAAGCAAAAGTAAAAGCGAGAATAAAAAAGATTCTCGCGGAGCACAACGTCTACTACGCGATGCCGATTGGCTCGGGGTTTGGGAACGCTGGGGTGCCAGACTTCCTATGCTGCGTAAACGGCAGGTTCCTAGCTATCGAGGCTAAGGCAAACGGCGGCAAACCCACGGCACTGCAGCTCAAGCACATAAGGAATATTCAAGAAGCTGGAGGCTGCGCTGTTGTCCTAGACGAAACCAACTTAGGTTCATTGAGACTGATTGTGCAAACGATGAAAGAATCAAGGAAAGATTGACGATGAGCATCATCACCATAGATTTCGAGACGTACTACTCGCAGGACTACAGCCTGACCAAAGTAACGACGGAGGAGTACGTACGGTCTCACGAGTTTGAAGTTATCGGTGTGTCGGTACAGGTAGGCGATGCCGAGCCGGTCTGGTTCAGCGGGACGATGGCGGACACCGAAGATTGGCTGAAGCAGTTTGATTGGGAGAAGTCGCTTGCACTTGCGCACAACGCGATGTTTGATGCAGCGATACTTACATGGTGTTTTGGCCTCAAGCCGAAAGGCTGGTTGGATACGCTGTCGATGGCCCGTGCGCTGCACGGTACCGACGTGGGTGGGAGTCTGGCTGTACTCGCGCAGCACTATGCGCTAGGTGTGAAGGGCGAAGAAGTGATCGCCGCCAAAGGGCTACGCCGACTACAGTTCCCAGAGGATCAGTTAGCTCGGTACGGTGAGTACTGCAAGAACGACGTGGCGCTGACATACGCGCTGTTTCAACGTATGGCACAGGTGTTCCCCGCGAAAGAACTCAGGCTGATTGACCTGACAATTCGTATGTTCTCCGACCCCGTGCTGAAACTGGATATGAGCGTCTTGTACTCGATGCTGAAGGATGTACAGGCGAAGAAGGCCGAGCTACTTAACGCCGTGACTATGGTGGACAAAGATCAGCTCATGTCCAACCACAAGCTAGCCGAGACTCTCAGGTTCTTTGGTGTAGAACCGCCCGTAAAGATCAGCCCCACGACAGGCAAAGAAACGTATGCGTTCTCAAAGACGGACGAAGCGTTCAAAGCTCTGTTGGAGCATGAGGACCCCCGCATACAAGCCATAGCGTCTGCACGGTTAGGCATTAAGTCTACGCTGGAAGAAACACGCACCCAGAGATTCTTGGAGATCGCAGATCGCGGTTCGCTACCCGTGCCTCTACGCTACTACGCTGCTCACACTGGTCGCTGGGGTGGTGACGACAAAGTTAATCTGCAGAACCTGCCCCGCAGTTCGCCGATAAAGAAAGCGATCAAAGCACCCGAAGGCTACATGTTGGTGGACTCAGACTCTTCTCAGATTGAAGCGCGTACGCTTGCGTGGCTTGCAGGAGAAGACGCTTTGGTGGCGGCGTTTGAAGCCGGTGAGGATGTCTACAAGATCATGGCTTCTGCTATCTACAACAAGCCGGTCGCCGACATTACTAAAGACGAACGCTTCATGGGTAAAACAACCATCTTAGGTTGTATTGCCGAAGGAACGCTAGTACTATCCGACTCAGGGTGGAAACCAATAGAGCAGATATCTTTGCTCGACAAACTTTGGGATGGGAAGGAGTGGGTATGCCATCAAGGATTAGTGATCAAAGGCTACAAGAAAACCGTGAACGTCTGCGGGAGTTGGCTGACTCCCGACCACAAGATATTGTGCGGGGAGCAATGGAAGGAAACGCAATATGTGGTAGCCGACGAAAATATCCTATCCCTAGCATTGGATACAGGAGCGGCAAACTTACCGTCACTGGATATATCAAAGGGGTACGGAACGGAGTTGCGGCAATCATTGTCAAGTGCGACTGCGGCACTCCGGAATACACCGTCGATCAACACAATTTCAAAGCCTT